CGATAAAGTCGATACGATCATCAATAAATTTGCTTTGTTGGAAAAAATGAGTTTGCCTCAGGATTGCTGCATCAATACCACCATTTAAAATAAAATCCTCAAAACTTTTATATTTTGATATAAACTTTCCTTGATCAAATAAGTCGCTCTTATTCCCTTTCCCACCTTTCAATAAATAATTAAATGCACTAGCGCACCTATCATATGGATTTCTAACAAATGCAAATGACCATAAATTTTTAAATAATCCAGGGGGCAAGGAACCACAAGATAAATGAGAGTCTCCAGTTAATGTTCCTATGCTTTTTTTAATTAAATTTCCGCCCGTTTTGGGTACATGAATAAAAGCAATCATATAGTCATTGCAGACATTTGCTGGGTATTTATTTTTTAAGTAGTTTATGTAATCTGCATCTTTTTTCTTCATTTTATAAATAAGGGCATAAAGCTATTATTAATAGGTTTTTGTTTTAAATCTACAAAATCAAAATATATTTTAGTCATCCAATTGCCCAATACGATAGCCGAATAGCTATCTTTTCGAGCTTTGTTTGGGCCAGTAGTTCTTTTTAATGTATCTGGTAAATCAAAGGTTTGATTGCCTTGTGGGGTGCTTTTTATTTGTATTAATGCGCACTGGCTTTTTGTTGCATTTATCATGTCATGCTGATGTTCTACGAAATCAATCATTTTAGCTCCATCATTTTGTTTTTCTTCTATTTCTGCAACATTATTAAATCTTAAATTTTTTATGGGGATTTTTTGTTTAATTTGCTTGTGATATGAGTCATCAACAGCTCTTGCCGCAAACCAAATTTTCTTATGGTCAAAGCTAGACTGGAGGAGTTCGTTTGCAGTTCTTATCCATTGGGAAGTTGGTTTTCTTAAAATACAATATCTATAAGATTTTGGATCGTATTCTTTTTTTGCATTCGATAAATCTTCTTGATATTCTTCTGGTTTGTCAAATGCAGAACTAATCATTTTAATTTTTATATTTTCTTTTTTAAATAAAGCGCTTTCATTTACCGCATTTATGAACTGGACACCTCCATTGTAATCCCCGACTATTGCAACTATATTAAAGTTTTTTAATAGATAATTAAAATATACAATATGGTGCTTTAAGTTAGTTCCTGGAAGGGCATATGCATGAACCAGAGTGCTTGTTTTTGAGCTTTCATTTAATTTATATATTTGCATCGCAAAATCATCCGAACTTTCAGATTCTGCCCAACTAGGGTCAAAGGAAAGTATATATTTATCAGCTGGGTTTCCTTTTACTTCAACAGAAGGATCCTCTCCATCTGGTATTGTGCAAGCCGCCATCCTTGAAGTTTTAAAGTAACCAGAACTATCATCAGTAAATATTGCACCAAACTCTCTGTCGAACTGAGACTGACTCATGGTGGCTTTTGATTGTAGAATTAAGTTTTCATCGTAAAGTTTTTTTGGAGCGCAATCATAGCTAAATTGCATTATGCATCTTGTCGCATCACCATCTTCCTTTATGCTTCCATTAATCAATGCCTCGAACTGTTCATAAAGCTTATAAAGGTATTCAAACTTATATGAGGCTGAAGATAATGCTATGAGTTTATTGTTTGGCCACTTATATCTATCCTCTTCTTTCATTTTTCCTTGAGCTATTAAACTAGATTCAACTTGATACATTCTCTCTCTTTCTACTGGATTCTCAACAACAGATAAGAATGGAACAATAACTTCGTTATAAATTCTTTCAGGCATCAATAAAAATTCATCAATAATAATCCTATGAAATCTGAACCCTCGAAGTTTCGATCCATCCCCTAAGGGTAAAGCTCTAATTCTACTTCTACCAATTTCCATCAACCATTCATCATTACTTTTAGATTTGTGTGTTATGCATTTCGCCAATAAATGAGCTTCTGGCTTTGCTGCAATGTCTTCGATTTTTTTAAAAATCATTTTTGATTGCCTGAAAGACTTTGACAAAATACCTATTTCGACACCTTGATTTAAGATTGCATCTAAAAATGCATATATGCCAGTTGTAAAAGATTTTGACATACCTCTTGACCAAACACCAAGGGTATAATCTGTTTCAAACATGGCCTTAATTGCCATATGTTGGAACGGAAATAATTCCACCCCAGATATCAAACTTGTAGTAAAAGTAATATTTTCTCTTAAAAATTTATAAAGTAATATCTGAGCTTCCCCCTCTTCCAAATGACCTATTTTTTCCTTAAGTTTTTGATTGAAATTTTCTGCATTGACCCTTTTTTGGTCTCCTGTCTCCCAGCTCATTTCTTATCTTCGTACTCTCTGAATATTTTCTGACACCAATAAGATTCTGTTTCAAAATATTTTTTGCAAGCTTCTATTACATTGTAAACACTATACCCCTGGCATGAATGCACATTAATGAAAGCCTTGCTTTGATGTTTTACGAAATGAGCTGTAATCATTGAGTTTTGATTTTCATGTATAAGTCTATAACCTTCCATTTCTTCATTCCCCTGGCCAAAGTCATTTATGATCCCAACAATATTAGCTCCCTCTTCATCAATTATTTCTGATATTGTGTCAGCAAATTTTTTAATTTTAGCATTTGTGAATTTTGATTTATCGCAATCATATAAATTTATAGCTAAATCAAGAGACCATATTTCTTTTTTTTGTTGTTTCATTAATTTTGTTATCTAATAAATATTGTACGTCTACATTCCAAATTTTTCTACCAAATAATAAAATTTCAGGTATTATTTTTTTTAATCCAGCTCTATTATGTGCAAAAACGACTTGAGAGTTTTCTTTGTATTCCTGCAAAAAACTTTTAACATTATGCCAAATATAAGGCATTTTTGATTTATGGGGAGAGAAAATATTATTTTTATTAATTTTTTTTATAGAACTTTCTACAACTATAAAAACATAAGAGTTGAATTTTTTTGCTCTATCAATCTCCCTTTTTAATCTTTCAAAGTTTTTGCCAGAAAAACTACTTTTGAAATCCGACTCACTTTTCCTGTCTATAAAAGTATAGTCGTAGTATTTGCCTGATGCAGTATAGTCTCCAAAATCTAATTTCATGAAATCAGAATTTATAAAATTAATAGGTTTTTGCTCTCGTGTATCTATAAAAATATGCATTTCGTTATAATTTAAATGAGGATTGTTCTTATCTTCTAAGAAACCTTCGGGGCCACTTTTATTTAGCGATACCAATAACCCATTATCTTTGCAGAAATCATAATAATTGTTAAAAAATTTATTATATATGTCTATGCTTGGTAATTCTGATAATTCTAACTCCACCGAGCTTAATGATTTTTTAATATTTTTTCTTTGTACCCTATCAAGAAAGATTTTTTCTAACATATCCTTGACTTGCGCTCTCTCTGCGCTAATAATCCACTCATTCATTTCATCGCTATTAATAAAATATTGATTGAAATATTGATCTAAATTTTTAAATTTTATATTCTTCTTTAAGAAAATACTTTTTCTTGGAAAATGAGTTTCGTAATATTCTTTTATTGTTTTTTTATGCTTCTTTGATATATGCAAATGAAGACCTCTGTCTGATTTGAATTCTTCCCCGCACAATTTACACTTTGAGTTTTTATTTATCATATTTTTTGGCATGACCTTCTGCTAGTAGTATATTGTTTATCACATCTTCATTTTTTATAATCTCACCCAAAACTCTTCCATACTTTCCAACTCCATAAGATTTTAAAAGTAAATAATCTTCACCATCAGTTTCGCATAATTCTTCAAGTCTATCTTTAGCAGCTAGACCCTTTTGTTTTTCTTTTAAATTTTTAGTTCTAACTTCTGGGGTGTTTATACCATACAATCTAATTCTTTTTTGCACATATATCTCAAAGCCTAAATCTATCAGTGCATCAATTGTGTCTCCATCAATTATTTTAATAATTCCTTTAATTTTGTAAGTATACATTTTATATAACATCTTCCTTCCTTAGCCCCATAATTCTAGCTTTCCATGAATCCATACTTTCAAGCCTGTCAGCCTCTTCCTCAACTAGCATTTTTTGTTTTTCTGCGATGTCTATCATTCTGCTTCTCTCCTCTTCCTCTTGAAATGATTGAACTAAACTTAATATAGATCCATATTTATCTTGCTTGTTTTTAATTCTGGCCGATCTGTCTCCATTTAATTTTTTTATCAAAGATTCCTGTCTTTGTTCGCACTGATGGTACTCTGCTGATTTTGCTTTTAATATTTCAGCAAGTTTTACAGACATCTCTGTTTGATCTTCGCATTCGTCAAACATTTTATTCAATTTCTCCATGTTTCTTTGAATTGTTTTTAAATTTACATAATCAACGCAAACATTTATGTAAAGGTTTACTTCGTCCGCAGTCAAGTCTTGCTTGTCCCATGCAGCCCTAATGAATTCAGATTCAAATAGTTGCCTATCTTCGTTTCTGTAAGAATTTGCGATTTGAGAAAACCTGGGCGATGATAAATATTTCCTTAAAGAATTAACGCACTCTTGTTCATGTCTTTTTAATTTTTTAAATTCTAAATTCAGATCCTCAAGAGTACAATTCCTAATTTTATTAAGGATTTCAATGTTATCATTCGGTGCGATATAAGGTTTTAGGTTTTCATTGGTTTCAGCTTTAATGAAATCACTAGAATTTGTTTTTAAAAAATCAGCAACAACCCTCTGTTCCATACTTAAATTTTTAACCTCTTTGTCTTGAAATATTAACTGAGCTATTTGAAGGCTGCTCAACTTGTCCCTTGAGTATTCTTTTATTAAATCTTTCTGAAACTCATTGAGTGTTATTTTTTTGCTTTTCTTATGGACTTTTGTTTTATACCCGTAACCCCTCTCTATCATGTATTCAGCGACAAGTTTTCCTTCTTTATTTCTTCCGTCTAAAGATTGGTCTTGAAACAACTCTCTAGTTAGCTGATCTATATCAGGTATTTGTATATAATTGTTGTCTATGAATTTTTTTTGATCTCCTGTTAATTCTTTCATTATTCAAAAATCTTTTGAGATTCTAATATTTTGTAAAATATTTTTTTGTATTTTAATTTCAGGTTTTTTATTTGCTTATAACCAGCCTTCCTTCCTTTTTCGTTTGTTTTATAACCTAATATTATAGCCACCTCTTCTTCTTCTAAATTATCAATAAAAAGCATTTTATATATATCATATTGCTTTTTATTTAAACTTCCCTCCATTAGTTTGTGAGCCTTTTCTATATAAAATTCTAAATTAAAATGAGAGGAGGAAATTTCCGAGAATAAATGACTTGGTTCGTATTTTATATTCTCTAATGAGCTTGCCATTTTTATTTCAAATGCATGTTTTTTTGTTTTTGACCATTTTTTGTATAAAGGGCAATTTTCATCTTGCAATCTTGATTTAGTAAATGAGCAAGTATCATTTCCCTCTTCATGTATATCGGCATTAAATGGACAATTATGACAAGGTTTAGCAAAGCTATGGTAATGATTTCTAATTAAATTTTTTAATTGATTAGTTATAATTTTATTTACCCAAGGAATAAGTGGTCTATCTGGATCCCATTGCCCCCATTTTGCAAAAATGTGACTTCTCAATATTTGTGATACGTCATCGTAATCCATCCACGTAATCGAATCAAGTCTCCATTTACTTCGGCGCTTTCTGATTTCGTTATCGATTACATCTATGTAATCTTCAAAATTATTTTTATGTGTCACTTTTTTTTCTCAAAGGTTGTATCTCGGGCTTTTGCCTAGGCAGCCTTTTAAATTCATAAAAATTATTGGCTTCTGATAAATCAAGATCGTATTCTAATTTTTTAATCCTAGGAACTTCCTTTACATCAACCTCATCTTCGTCGCTATCATTTAAATTGCTTATATTCTTTTTGGTTGGCTTATTGTTATTGCCTTCTTTGGACAAGTTATTTCCGCAATTTGAGCAAAATTTTGGCCTGGTTAAAGCATATTCGTTCTTGAAGCCACATTCACTGCAAAATAATTTACCCATTTTTGACTCCTTTAACTTTACAAGAGATTTGATTTATAAATATCTTCTCTTCTGGAAACATATTAATTATTGTTTTTTCTGGCAATTCAATAAATAAATTCCTTTCTCTATTTTCTGTAGATCCATTTATTTTAAAATTTATTTTTTTGTCTCCGATAATTTCTTTATCGCCAGTTTTAACAATTATTTTGAATTCTTTCAAATCATTTCTGTCTAGAAAATTCCAAA